GTCCACTCGATGTGAGCAGCATATTTCTTACGCAAAGTAAGTGTTCTCAAGAATGTATCAGAAACTAATGGCTTAGTACCACCCTCAGCAACTAAAGCAACAGCTCCCTCAGCAGTAGCTTGCTCATTTTTGATGATTTGTTGTGGAACTCTAGCAACTTGTCTGTTAGAGATTACATCTAAGATGAAATTCTCTGGGTAACGAATTTTAGAAATTTCGCTTTCAAACTCAAAGTTTTCATTCAATGGCAATAATACACCAGTATCATTTGCAACAGCAGTAGAAGCCGTGTAAATAGCAGCAGAACGCTTAGCATTAAAAGTAATCTCTAAATCACTTCCGCTTCTGATAGCCTCACAAATATCTTTGTGTTGCTCTTTTACCATTTTACGAAGTTGGAATTTCTCTACATTAGACAATTGTCTAACATTGTTTTTCTCAACTTTCTCTAATCCCTCTGCAAGGTTACGCAATTGCTCTGCAACTGTTACTGTTTGTCCTTGCTCGTTTTTTTCTTGCGCTCCTAATACACTTCTTAACGCTTCTGTTAAAGATGCTGAATACGCTTCTTCTTGTTTTTTTGCTCTCTCATTCATTTCGTTCTCAATAGCCGAAACGAACTTGATTTGGTTTTCATCCAAAGTAGCACCACCTTTTTCTAAGGCACTTCTTAAATTTAATGCTTCCATTTTGTTGTTTTTTTTAAAATAATGTTACTTTTCCCTTTTCAATCTCTATAACCTTTTCTTCTTTTGGAGTGTTCGTCACGGCTCTTGTAGCTAAAAGATTATGTAAGTCATTTATTTGCTCTGGACTAAATTTGTCCAATACTGCTCTTTCTTGTAATTCATTAAAACTTCTTAACTGTGCATTTTCATCGCTAGAAAATGTTACAAGTGAAATTTCGCCTAATTTTATTTCTTTAAGAATATAAGCATCCATTGTCGCATCATATTCTGTTTTATCCCATATATAGTTAAATCCGTAAGATAATTGTCTTAAAACACCTTGCGACACTTGACTAACCGCTTCATCAGCATAACCTACACCCTCAATTATATCTCCCTCAAAATACAAGCCATAATCATCTTCTTGTAATATTGTCGGTCTGCATAATGGCTCTGTCTGTCTGTGTTGGTTTAAAACCAAAATTGGATTGCCACTTGTGCTTCCAATTCCTCTAGCATTTAAACTATTTAAAGTCGCACCTTTCAATACAATCTCATTGTAGTCATTCTTGCTTCCCCATACAATAGCATAGCCTTTTACCTTTCTATCAGCAGTTATCTCTAACTTTGCTCTCTCTGCATCAAGTCCAAGTGAAACTGGATTTTTAAATAAATCCCTTTGTGCCTTAAATTCTAATATTTTATTTTCCATTGTATCTCTCTTGTATTTTTAAATATGCTTCTGACATATCTATTCCGTTAGCCTTTAACTTATCTAAGTTATCAATCATTAACCCATCTGCTTCAAAACCAGCTTTTTTATCCTCTTGTAATGCTTCAATACCACTAAAGTTTGGCTCAAAAGTCCACTCTGCTGGCAAATAATAAGCCTTGTTTAAACTTTTAGCCACATCATAAGCCGTTCCCTTAATTACATTTTGCCAAAAACTTTTCTCTGCAATCATTTGATTACTAAAAGTCGCATTGTCTTTCTTTGGTATCAATTCTTTGTTAACGCCAAAAACACCAGCAATCTTAATAGCGTTCTCTAATGTTTCATCAAATGGCTCTAGCTCCTTAATCGTTCCCAACGTCTTAATGAACTGCAAAGGCACACTTGACATTCCAATAAAGTTCTTATCGCCTATCAACCCATTTCTATCTTGCAAATCTTTAAGCATCGTATCTCTAGTAATAGGATCAATCGCTTCTTGCAAACTAGCACCACCTCCTCCAACAGGAGCTTTTGCTAAAATACCAGCATTACCATTCTTAGCATATACATTATACCTCGCTTGATAAACCGCCAATATGTTATTTATGTTTTTCTCACAAGCAAACAATGGACTTCTCCCCATCCCCGATTGTGTAATCCCTAAAGCCGTGCTATGCAATACATATCTCGGCTGTATCTGATGCTCATAAAAAAAGAACGTCTTGTAATAATCAACTATATCCCCAATGCTTTTCATTAAAAAAGGATTACTAATGCTCTTTTTTAATACTGGAGTTGTAAAGTTAGGTCGTAATACCCAAATGTTACTTATGTTGTCGTAAGTAGGATTAACAATGCTATCAGCAGTCTTTGTGTAATAATAACTATTGCCATCAGCTAACTTACTAAACACCTCTTGGTAAACTAAATCACTAAACTTATCCAAGGGATTAGGAGTTTCTAATAACTTCTTTAAATTCCCTTGTGGAGTTATTATCTCTTGTGTACTTCTGTTTATAATATCATATTTGATATTCGCACATCTTTCGGCAATCGCATCAATGGGTATAAATATTTCAGCAATAGTATTAGCCAACTCATAAGCCCTACTTTGGTCAAACTTAATTAACCTATCTCCATTAGCATTTTGTAAATACTGATTAAAATAGCTTAGCCAAGCTCCATCATTCTGAACTTCTGCAAAACCTTGCGGTGAATTTTTCTTTCTACCAAATAATGACCACGCCATTTATTATAATATTTTGTGACAAATATATAAAATATTATTAACCAAATAACAAATTCTTATATTTTATCTTTAAGATGTTCGCTGCACTTGCTAAACTGTCAATAGCATCCTTTTTATGCGTATTACTGCTTTCCCTATCGTAACCCGTAACGTGATTGATAAATCTCGCATATTCTTGATCTTCCTTATACCTCTCGTCAAAAACAAAATGATTTCGTATAAACTCACTATTGCTCAATATCCTAGCCTCCTTTGGAATTGTTACCGTAAACGGCTTAACTTTAGTCGTATTACTCAAATCTCGCTTTAATAACATAAACGCTGCTGCCCCAATTCCGTTAACCTCCAAAAACACTTCCTCAATAAAATGCTCCCTAGTCTTGTCAATCATCCTATCATTCACAATCTCAATCCCCTCCTTACTGTGAACTATCCCTTTTACAAAACATAACAGCTTCCCCTCAATAATGGCAACGTGCATAAATGGAATAGAATAATAATCTCCACCAACATTCGCTGGATCGCCCACCGCAAACTTCCAAACTATACTCTCAAATGGAATATTAGCCAAATTCCAAAACTTTAAACTCTGTAACGGCAATAACTTTCCTTTTAAGTCCTGCGGGTTCTGCTGGTACTGCGTTTCAAATACATTCTCGTCAATTTGCCGAATATTGTTCAATTCAGCCAAAGTTTGCTTAAATTCCCACAAGGCGTGTTCAACTCCAAACTTATCAACCGTAATACAAGGAATATCTATAAACTCCCACGCTTCTTCCTCCGTTTCCTTTAAATACCCTATCAAATCGTTTGAGTGCAATCTTTGCCCTATAACTATAATAGGCGTATCTCTACTGTTAGTCCTCGACCTTATCGTATTCTCAAACCTTTCATTAACCCTCTGCCTTTTCAAATCACTCAGCGCATCATCAGGCTTTAACGCATCGTCAATAATAATCGCACCCGCAAAGCTATTCTTCTTCTCATCTGGCATCGCACCCAAAATATCCCTATCAACCTCTCCAGCTCCAAACCCTGTAATCTGTCCTCCAGTCGCAGTTGCATAAACACCACCACCCGCAGTAGTCGCCCACTTACTTTTACTAGCACTACTCTTACTTAACTCAACATAAGGGAATATAGCACTATAATCCTCACTATCAATAAAATCCCTTACACTCTCACTATTGTCCTCAGCCAAACTACCACTATAACTCAAATGAATAAACTTACTACTTGGATTATGTGCCAATCCCAATGCAATAAAATTCTTAACAGCCAATTCAGTCTTGCCATATCTCGGTGCTATACTTATACAAACCCTTTTTAACTCTCCCCTCAATATTCTATCCATAGCCTTGCAAATAATCTCGTGATGACTATTTACAACAAAACTCCTATTAAACCGTTTCTGGAAGAAATACTTAGTAAAAGCCAAACTATCTCCCATTAACCTAGCTTGCAGTATTTGTAAAGGACTTAGACCATTTAGCATAAAAAAATATTTGGTGTAAATTTATAAAAAAAAAATTTAAAAAGACCAATTTACTCAATAGAAATATTCCCTTACTATTATTAGTAAAGTTAAAGTGCAAATATAAAAATAATATTTGTTATAACAATGGAAAAAGTAAAAAAAGATATAGCTCAAAATTGCTAAAAATTATTTTGGTGTTTATATCCCCGCCCGCCTCTCGCTTTCAAAAGTTCCAACGCCTCAACCGCCTCCGCTTTGGCTGCTATCGCCTCAACGCCTCCCGCTCTGGGTTGGTTCGCTTCATCGGTTGCAGCGTTAACGGCTCTCGCTCCAGCAGCAACGCTATTCCGCTTCCGCTTCTGGTGTTATGTCTATCGTATTGCTATCAAGCTGCTTTAATATATCATTCACTTGGTCAATTGATAGAGGCGCGGTGTGCTTTACTTCCGCGTCAATCTGTATGCGGTCACCGTATTTCTTAGGCGCTAACTTAGATAATAACCACTTTTCAGAGTCGATAATTAAACGATCCCTTTGTACTGCGACGGGGTTTGGGCGGAGGTGTCCGTTTTGATCTACGTACATATCTAAACTACGTTTGTTTGCTAGCTTTATGATACGTTCCGCTTTAAGATCGTTCCTCTGGTCGATTGCTCTCGCGTATAATTCGATTAGTCGATTATCTTTCTCGATATAGTCAAGGAACGTTGTTTGGTTCATTCCTACTTCCTTAGCTGCTTTCACCATTGGCAGTCCTTTGTTACCTATTAAGTCGATGATCTGCAAGGCTTGGTTTTGTTGTGTCTGGAGGTGTTCCGGCGTTCCTCTCCTTTCGGGTTGTGTTGTCAATGTAGATCCTGCGGACGTTACTTGTATTTCCTTTTTCTTTCCCATAACTTTTCTTTATTAGTTTGTACAAATGTATAAATAAAATCTATTTAATATCTAAATTGTGTTAAAGTTATGTTAAAAAGCAAATATAGTTATTAATATATGAATAGTATTTGTACATTCGTAGTGTATTAAAGTTCTTTTTATTAATCTTTTATTTTACTATTATGTTTGCAAAATGTACCAATACTGAAAGCCCTGTTGTTTTAATTGCGTCAAATATTGACGAGTTAACCAATTACGACCTGGTGCAAACCTTGTCGGCTTATTTACCTAATTACATCCTATTTAATGGCGCTAAATTAATCGAGGTGATACAATTACCTTTCGATAACTTTTGCACTGTTAATATTGACAATTACAAATTTACATTCAAATTTATTAAACTTTAATTTTTATTATTATGAAATCAAATTCAAAACAAGTAAGAAACGCAATTAATTTGCACATTTTAGAAAACGTTACCGATTATAACGGTAATACATTTGCAACTATTCAAGCGGCTGCAAATCATTTAAATAATGAATTTATCAGGGTTGCTAATTATCCTTATAACTTGGCAAAGTTCCCTAATAACCAGGAGCGTTTTTCGGACTATCTTTTTGGGTTGCCGTTCTCGTTTCACTTTTCCAATTATGATATTGAAATGTATGTTAATTCATTAGGTTTAAATTCCAGCGGCAAAAGTTACCCTATTGAAAAGACTATCAAATTATATCACTATTTAATATTTTCTCAAACTTTAAAAAATCTTTAATATTATGGAAGCAATTAAACAAGCAAGTAAATTTAAAAAACTATTAAAATCAGATAACATAAACGAGGTTTTACAGGCTGTTAATGATGTAGTTTCAATTTATGAACTACATAAAATAGAAGTAGACAACAAATGTAGTATTAAAGATTTTAACCCTGTTAATGATGTAGATTTTAATGTTTGGGCTTATACTCAAATGTATAAAATAGAGGCTATTTATAAAGATTTACTATCTAAATATTACGATCTACATTTTGACAAATACCAATTTAACGCATATTAATAAAGTAATACTGAGGAGGACTAAATGTCCGAAACTAGCTTCGGCTAGTCTATTACAAATCTAAAAAACAAATATTATGCAATTCTATCAAATTACTTCACCGAGTACCAAACAAATTTTTGACGCTATTATTTCACGTCAATATGTGCCTATTGAAAAGATAGCACCAAAGGCAAAGCAAATCAGAACTTTGTTATTAGATCACTTTTGCGCTTCTGAAATTCTGGTAACGTTTTCGGGCGTTACCAATACGGGCGGCGTTCCTATATTTTTGACTTCAAATGATTGTCTTTATGAAATAGCAAGCGAGGAAGCGGGGTTTTACGAATTAAGCGAGGACGATCAAAATAATGAAATAGAGTTACTCGGTTGTTATTTACGAACTTATAACGATATTTTTAACCTGTAATATTATGCAACCTAAAAAACCACACTCAGCAACAAATACAAAGGTAAAATATACCTTACTAACTTTTTTAATCTTAATTATTTCAATCTTAATTCAAATCTAAAATGAAAGCAATAAACTCATACACAAAAAAAAATTATACCGTTTTAATGATTGAATATAAGACCGCCAATTTAGGCGGTTTATATTCGGTTGAATTATCTTATAATGATAACATATTGAAAGAAAAGGACGGCTTATGTCTGGATGCCGCTGGGGAATATTTTTTTAAAACTGTAAACCAACTTAAAAACTTATAAAAGATGAAACGACCAACGCAAAGAATTTATACAAATATTGAAACGAACCAACGATTTGTAATGTATTACAACGATATTAACGATACTAGGGATCTAAGAAACGAATTGACTGGCGAAATAGTCACTAACTTTTATTGCGCTGCTTTTAGTGGAATAACGCTAAAATTTAACGACAAAAGTATATTTACATTAAATGCTGGCGAATTTATAGAACTAAGATCCGATAAAATACCAACCCACAGAAAATATACAGGTTTACAAAAAAACTTTGTTAAAATTAAAAACTAACTAATTATGGGAGCTATAAAAAAAGAAATTTTTGAAATTATTTATGATACAAATTTTAAAAAATTAGAATATTGGAATAAAAATCATACTGAACAATTAAAAAAAGATGGCTATTACTCTAAAAAAGTTGCCAAAATTGCTAATGAAATAGCAAAATTAAAATTAAAAACTAATTAATTATGGAAACTTACTACATTACCAAAGGATCAAAAAAAGTTGATAGCTTCTATCTTAACGAATATCCTGTAAAATTTATAAATGAAATAAATAAAAATAAAAGCGAAAATAAAATTGAGGTTGACAATTTAGGATTTTTTCAAAGGTTAACGCCTTTAAAAATGTTTCCAATTAGAAAAAATAGTAATATATTTTTTAACGAATTGTCAGAAGCTAAAAATTATATTGAGTACGCAAAAGAAAGTATTAAAAATGATGATAGATTTTGCGAAAGAATAAAAACCGAATTATTAAATTATATCAATACTTTACAAATTGCTAAAAACTAAAATTATGGAAATTCAATATTTGCAAAATGCAGCTTCAAATGTAGCTGGGTTAATAGTTCACGAAAAATATTTTGAGGACAAACGAAAAACAATAAAATGTTATTTTCTTTCACTAGATGGCTGCTGTATTTCGCCAGCCTTAGATTACGAAAATATGAATTATTTTATACTAGGATTTTTAAAATGTTATCAACTTAATAAATTAAAAAAATGAAAATTTATAAAAAAATATCTTACTTACTTTTTGGATCTAAACCGTTAAATGTAAATTATTAAAAAAATGGAAAAACATATTATTTATTTGAAAGTGAATAAACACAAAATAGACTTTCACGAAAAATTCTCAAATCAATTTCAGAAAATTTCGGATTATTTGATAAAAAGAAAAAATCTAAATGTTGAGGATTATTCGCTTTCAATTGGTATGGCTGGTAATGATTTTATAAAAAATAAAATAACTTTAAAAATAACTTATAATTTAAAATAAAATGGAAGCAATAATAAAAATGATTAACGGAAAATGGACTGTAAACGGAAAACAATTATCGGAATTAAGTATTTTGGAAATTGGTTTATTAAATAGCTTTTTTAAGGCTTATAAATAACAAATCTATATCTACATACCTAAAATAGAAAATAATCTCTTAAAACTAATAAAAACAGCAAAAAAATGGAAGTTTACACACACGAAGAATTTAAGCAAATGAAAAAAGCCTTAAAAATTAATAATAAAGATATATCGGAGCTATTAAATTGCAGCGAGCAAAATATTCGTAACCATAGCAACCCGAAGAAAAAATTAGGAAAAATACCTATCTCGATGTTATTTATTTACAGAAAATTAAAAAAGCCTCTTAATTGAGGCTTTTTTATTAATTACAAATTTTTTCTCCTGCTCTATAAATTCCAGGTCTATTAAAATTTTTCTGAACTCCTGTACAATCGTTTTCCATAACTCCAGCGGTAAATTGGTTGCCAGTAACTATTGTAAATACATTTGCTTCTAAAATTGTGTAGCAACGGCAATTTGCTTCTGGTTCTGGATTATTTTCTGAATTTTCAGTACTACAACTAAAAAAAGAAAATGCTAATAATAAATAAATTTTTTTCATATTTCTAAAGTTTTTGATTTTATTCTTTCTCGCACCCAGTCGGTTACATTTTGTTTTGGATCTAAATCTATAACATCATCGTAAACGGTGTTATCTAAATCATCTTTTCTGCAAATTTGCCTAGCTTCTTTAAAAGTTAGGTTTTCTTGAAGTAGGTAAAGTTGGAAGATTTTTTTGTCTGTTGTAATTACTGCTTTCATTTTTCTATTTGTTTTAATTCTTTTTCTCTAACTATTTTTATTTCTCGTTGGATATAATCGAGTGCCTTTTCTAGGTCGATTAAATGCGTTCCTTTTTTTCTGGCACGTGTTATGTACTTAATCACGTTTCCCTCGTTAAAATTGAGGCTATTGTCGCTCACGAAGTCGATAACATCGTATTGCTGCGGGTAATGTAATGGGATCATAATTTCTTTTTTATAAATTTCTAATAGTTCGTTGTATAAATAAGTTTCATCAAATTTCGACTTCGCGTAAAGAATTTCATTTTTAAAATTTCTATTCCTGTACGGATAATAATCGTCTAGCCAATTTTCAAAATTCATTTTTTATCTAATTATTGGCACTTTTTTACATTTACTGCCGTTTTATAGGTTATTTTCTTTTTTATAAATTTCTAATAGTTCTTTTGCTGTGTACTCTTTTCTGAAATCTGAAAATCTTACCTCTTGATTGCCTTTCATAATAGAATAGGGAGATTGTTCGTTTGTGAACCACTCTGCAAATCCAATAGCAAATTCTTCAAGTGTTTCTTTTTTCATAAGTTTATTTGTTGTTTATGTGTTTCACAACTCATTTTATGAACTCCCTCTTTTTGTCCGCAGTATTTACAAGTGCCATTGTGCCAAAATAAATCGCAGTTGTAAGCGTCGCACTCTCGGTTGGTGTTAATGTATGTTTGTCTAAATCCTGCTGGAGCAGTAAACCTATAACAAATTTCTTTTGAGGGGCAAAGGTGGTCGGAGCATTTACTTATATCCATAACTATCAATTATTTTTCGAGTTCCCTCGTGGTTAAACTTCTGCACAAAATTATCATTGTAATCAAATTCAAATCCAAATAGGCTCAAATCGTCGGTGTAAATAAAAAAATAGTACCAATGCCAATGTTCAAGTTTATTGATCCATTTACTTGACATTTGTAAATTTTTAGCAATACTTAACAACCTATAAGGTCTGCCTAACTTTGAAAGTTTTGGCGTGATGCTTAAATTGAGGCTTCTATAATCCATAACCTATCAATTTGCTTTTGACAATGTTCTATACTCGTTCCAGTTCCCATATATTCTCGCTCCCAAAAAAAATCAAAGACTACTTCACTTGAAGTATAATCTCGCTCGATGGTGTAATTTCTGTAAATCATCGCGTATAAACCTCTCTAATTTCGTAGTTCTCATAACCTTTCAACTCCGCTCTTAATTTAGCGTGCTGCTCTGTTCGGTAATAATTTTCAGAGTGCTGGTTCTCTTGTGTCCAGATGTAAAATTGTTTTCTCATAATGTTTAAATTTAATGTTTGAGCAAATATTAAAAGAATTTTTTTATTAAACTAATTTTTTAACATAAAATCGCATTCGTAGTCCGTCCAGACCTTGCACTCAAAACCTAAATCGCTCAACTGCTTAATTCTTAACTTTTGCAATTCAGACAAAACGCCATTTGGTTGCTTGACTTCTATAAAAATTGTTTTGCCATCTTTTAAAGCCATTAAGTCTGGAATACCATTACAGGAAGTCTTAATTAATTTTATTACTAAAAACCCCTTTTCTTCCAACTTCTTTTTTATTTTGGTTTGAATTTTTGATTCCAGCATCTTGTTTAAATAAATTAAGTGTATAATCTTTTTTTTGCAAAACTGTCTTATAAATTTTATATTCAATACCTCCTTTAGAAAAAATCCAAAAAACTTCGTTACTTAATCTAGTTTTTTCAGTTAATCGATCCCTACTTTGCCAATAGCTTACACTAGAAAAGTCAATATTATAATAAACTAAGTATTTTGCCTCTTTTAAAGAAATTCCCTCACGCCCAGAAACAATTTGTAAAGCGATACATTTATCGGTTGTATTAAACTCCTCTAGGTTATCAGTTAGGTTATCTCCTAAAATCAATTTTAAGGCGTTGTATTCCTCTTTAAATTTATAAAATATACCAATCTTTACTTCTTTAAAATTATCCCTTATAAACTCCGCTTTTGAGTAATCAATTACTTTGCTAGATCCATCCTCAAACTTACAAGTACCACTTGATAATTGATGAACCTTTTGTAGCAATTTTACTGCTGTGTCTGCTAATATTATTTGTCCTTGCGGATTTTTTACAACCAAATCTTTTTTTAGCCTTTCAATAATTTGATAGGTTATAGGCTTCATCTCAACTTCCAAAACCATTTCATTAACAGTTGAGGAAAACCCAGCTTGTTCTTGAGTAAAAGTTAGGATGAAATATTTAATTCTTCTTTGGATGTATTTTATATCTGCATCGGAGTAATCATTCACTTTTGCATAACCGAGATGTTTAACTTTTACATTTACAAAATCTGCTGCCCATTTATAAAAGTTTGGGTATTCCTTAAACGGACTGTAATCGCTAACCCAAAATTGATGATACCATTGTGAGTGCGATTCAGCGGTTGGCGTTCCAGATAAAAATATCATCGGCAAATGTGAATACTTTTTTTTAAAAAGTTTGGCTACTGTGTTTGGCTTAGGGTAAGCTCCAAATCGATGATGCTCATCGTGGATCACTAAATCAAACTCTTTATCGACCAAATGTAAACTTTCATCGTTAGTAATTGTTAAATCAAAATCAAATCCAAAGTTGTCGTAATCCCATTGAATACTAGATATTGCTTTCTTTTTTGTTAAAAACAATACTCGCTTAGCTTGAAATAATTGTGCGGTCTGGAGTGCAGTTAATGTTTTACCAGTCCTTACTTCCATCGCCAGATAAACCAAACCTTTGCGCCTTAAAATATCAGCTGCCTCATTTGATAGCTTTATTTGGTAATCTCGAAGCTGTATCATAATTTTTACTCGTTAGTTGATCCATAAGAAATTGTCCGTTTTTTTGTCCGAATACCAGGCATTGATTTCAATAAGTCCTTCAACGCTTTTAATTTCACTTTCGCAGTCATTAAGCTCTCGGTGTAATCGTAACTGGTTTTCCTCATCTTGTGTTCTATTGGAATACGCTCGTAAATTTCTGATAATTTCGATTGTCTTAAAAATACATGATTTAATTTCTCTCTCAATGGTATCAATTTCTTCATCTTTAAAATCTCCATTTCCTTTTTCATTAAAAGTTCTAAGGTATTCATTTCTTGCGTTGATTTTTCCAACGCTTGTTTTAATACTTTCGTGTTCTCTTGTAAGATTTCCGAAGTGTTCATTAGCTTGTCTGAATTGTTTTTGTAATTCTTCAAATACTGATTTGTTAGATTCGAGTACTTCTGTGAGTACAAGGTGTTTAGATTTGTTGTCATTTTTTAAGTGTATTTCGATTATTGGAACTTTTAATTCTTTTAGTTTTATTATATCTATTTCTGTTTTTGCATTACTCCAGCAAATTTCAATACAACAAACTAATTTGTTTTTAGCATCATAACAAGATAAGTCTGGTCGTTTCTTTATATCGTGGTAAAATTCTGGAACTACTAAATCAAAATCAATCCATTGATTAAAAACAGTGTCAAAGTATTTTTTTTGGCGAACTATTTTCATTTTAGCGTTATAATGCTCTGGAGATTCTCCATAAATTCCTTGCTCTTTTAATCCTACAAAACCAAAAACATTGTTAGTTTCAATCTTTTTTGCAAAGTATTCTCTATCATCCCCTTGCTTATAAATATAATCTAAAGGCTCGTCAGGATATAACCTATATTCATTAAGTCTTATTGCTTCCGATTTATGAACTAACTTATTGTCACAATCAAATAAATATTCATATTTTGTCATTATTCTAGCTCTTTAACATATTTGTAAATCATTTGTAAAGAAACTCCTAATTGCTCTGAAACTTCTTTTTTATTTAATGCTGGGTTTGACTTATAAAGAGCTGTAAATTTATCTTTGTTTGTTTTTCCATCATTAACTTTTAAAACCTTTCTAATCTCTGAAACTTCAATACTATCAACTTTAACTTTCTTAGCCATAGCAATAAAGTATTTAGATAGCTTTTCTGCCTTTAAAATTGATTCAACAGATATTTCATCTAAATTATAATTTGTTTGTCCGATTGCTCCAAAAACGTGTATTAAAAGAGCAAATCTAGGAATATAAGACTTTTGCTTTGGCAACATTGATTTCATGTATTCATTTTCGCTTTCGCTATTTTGAATTTCTGTTATCTCGTTAAAAATACGCATCCATTCTAATTTCGATTCAGCATTGAATTTAACAATTTTAGGTGTTATCGCTCCATCTTGATCCCTTTGTATAACTTTATTTCTAATCGTGTCATAAAAAGCGATAATTGTATCGCTGTACCATTGAATAGTATCATAATTCATTTCATTATCATTATAACTTTCAATGCTTAAATCAGGAAAAGATAGTAGCATTCTGTCCATAAAACCATTATCCTTGTTGTCATCAGTATAAAATGAATTAAAAATACTAGGTTGTATTCCTCCTAGTACTGGGATTAAAGGCTTTGCTACAAATGAACCAGCTCTTGTAAGTCTATTTAGATTAACTGACTTACCACTCCAGGTTGAAAGCCAAAACTCTAAGTCAGAACCAGGTTTATATTTATTCATATCCTTAAACCATCCCGCTAGTTCATCTTTAAAAACTCCAACTGAATTATCACTTTGTTGGTGCAAATCAACTAAGGCTTCAATAGTAATATCATTTGCAATAAATTGTTTTTTTATTGGCTTACTTACCTCCATACATTCTTCTTGGTCTTTTTTTGAAAGTCCGTTGTAGTACTCATACTTTTCGTACTCTTTAATGTAGTTAGAAATTTCCTTATTATTAATTTTCTCTAAAGGAAATATAATATTTGATATAGACGGTGTTTTACCTATACCAGCTTTACCAACAATAGCAACCCAAATTGTAGCGTTTTCAGTCCAACCTCTTTTTACTTCAATTTGCATACTGTTACCAATACTCAAAGAAGTAAGCCACAGCAAGGAACAGCTCATATAATCGACTGAGCTATCTAATGTTTGATTGCACTCTAAAATATAAGATTGAATTGACTTTGGAAATATATCAATAGGGAACTCTAAGTCTGTTTTGTTAATTACAATCTTTTCTTTAGGCTCTAACTCTTGTTTTACTTTTCTACTTCCATAACCATCAATGTAAATTTGTTTAGCTGAAGCACTATAATCTCCATTAAAGTTTTGCCAAGTGTAAGCTGTGTAAGGAGATATTGGTTTTTCGTGCGGGTATATTGTGCCAGTTGAAAAAAGAAACATTATGTTGTCATTCTTATAAATGTAACCGCTATGTGGAGAAGTCCCTCCTTGTCTTTTTATTATGTATTTATCCTTATGATTTCCAACTATTGTAAATTCAGAAGCTACAATATCAAAAATACTATTCTTATCGTTAAAGTCATCCCAAGGCAGTATCTCTCCCTCAACATATTCACTTTTTATCTTCTTTGTTTCAGCTACTTCTTTTATAGGCTCTTGATAATCGTACATTTTAGAGAAGCTAATAATAATTTCTCTATCTTCATCAGATATAAAATCAATATCGTGGTAACTTTTCTTATAAACCTTATTGTCAGGATATGTAAAAATATAACCGCCTATCCCTCTTGTTTCAATAACGGCTTCTTTATGTCCTTTTAATTTCGCTAATTTTAAATTACCATCAACTCTTTTCGATTTGTAAAGCAAATGAAATCCAGCGTTTTTAGTTTTGTAAACTATAACCTTATCTTCAAAATCCAATATATTATCTTTTAAATAAGTAATATACTCATCCCAAAAAGCTATTTGCTCCTTTGCAGTTGAAAAAACCTTAAGATCAACATCAATACACTCTAAGTATTCAAAACCTGTAACAATGCCAAAGTTATCAGTTGCTGGTATCTCAGTTCCATCCTTTTTAAATATACCGCCTTTGTAATTAAAGTTTTTGTAAAAGCCATCCCAACTTTGTTTTTCAGATTGACAATGTTTCCAAGAGAAGTTTGGAACTTTATTATCTGATACAGTTATTAAAGAAAAGTTTTCGTAGAACTTTTTTAATTTAGATTCTTCCATAAATATTTAAAAGTAAAAATCCTTTAGGTTTCGTTGTGGTGGCAACTACTCCCTAAAGGACATTTTAATAATTCTTTAGATGTAACGAACCCACCAGAACATTACAAAGGCAAATGTAATAATATTTAATTAATATACGCTAATATCTTTAAATAAATTCTTTCAGATAATCTTTCAATATCTAAATCAGTAAGATTAATATTTTTTTCTAATCTATCTTTTCTTTCTTGCTTTTCTATTTTATCAGCTCTTAAATGCTTATAGACATTTTGAATTGAAACATTTAATTCATCAGCTATTTCATCAACTGGTATTCCTTTCAAAGACAACTCAATAATTTTTTCTTTTGTTTTCATAATTATTTTTTTACAAATATACTTTATTATTTTTAATATAAACTAATTAAACTTATAATTTATTTATTTTATTTTAAAATACTTTTTAAACCTAGTTTAAAATTTTCAACTAATTTTAAACCAACCTTTTCAATGATAGTAAGGCTTAACGCTGTTTTTAAACCAAGTTTAAAAATTTTTAGGTAAAAAATAATTTTTGTAAAATAAAAAAAAATAAAATTTTATTCAAATTTTAAACCAGCTGGTTTAAAACTCAATGTTTATAAGGCTTGACAGCGTTTTATTGGTTTAAAATACTTTAAAATTTTAAACTAGGTTTAAAATAAAAAAAAGCCACTCAATTAAGTGGCTTTAGTTAGTTGTGTTGTTTGGCGTTTAGAAGTCTAATCCATCATCCATTGTTGGCTCGAAGTCATCTTCTTCTTCTTCAACAATAGATGGCTCTGCTTTTGCTAAGTATGTTTTAAGATACGATTCTAATATGTTGAACGCTTCGTCTGCCATATTAGCTTCTTCATCTGAAATAGAGTTTGCAAAAGAGAAACCTGGTGTTGAAAACTTAACTGCGCCTTTCTTACCATCTTCTGCTGATGCAACTATTACCCACTCATCTGCAAGTCTGTTTCGTGTCTTTTGTGTGAAGTCGCCCCACTTTTGAACGCCAGAACCTTTTAGCGATATGTTTGCTAGTGAACCATCTTCGAGCATTACATAAATAGACTTGGTGTAATGCCCTCCAGCAGCTACAACTTTCTCTTTAATGTCTTTGTAATACCCTTTTGCAATTTCGTTACCCTTAAAAGGTTTAACTGTCATTACTTCTTTTGAAATGAACTTCACTTCGTTGGAATAGATGTTACTTGAGGAAGCATCATTCCAACCTTTAATACAATGTAGCTCGTCTAGGACTAAGAACTTAAACGGCAAAGGTATTTCTACATTCTTTTGTGCATCCTTGTCGTAGTAATTAAAACACTTGTCGTTTGATTTCCACTCGATAAATTTAGTGGCTGGATTGCTTTGTGGTTGTGCAAATGCTGCACGTCTGTTTGAAGTACTCATAATAAAATATTTGTTTATGGATCGGAGTTAAGATGCCCGAACCTTGCATCGGTTAATTATGAAATGTAAATATAGTAAATTAAAATGAAATAGCCATACTACTTTTGCGTGGCGTTGTTGATACTTTAGGCACTTGAACTCCTGCCGCATCGTATATTTCGTTTTGCGATTTCAAAGCTAACTTTAATAAGTCCTCACGTTCTTTAAGTTCTCGGTTGATGTCGCTCCAAACTTCGCAATCTTTAAAGTTAATTGTTTCCCCTCCGCTTCGGAATGTACCTTTAAGTCCGTAACCCTCAAAGTTCTCTTGTGGGAGAACTTTTATCAGTTCTGCATTAATAACGTCTAAGGCTTCGCCCATTCGTTTGGCTTGTGCTAGTAGTTCAATTTTGTCAATCTCTCCAGCATCTAACACTTCTTTGATGAATGTTCGTGCAGATAGCTGAATTTCTAGCTTGTTTGGTAAAAAGTTTTGCGTGTCAATCTCTTGTTGTCGCATTAAACTAAATAAATCTTTACTCATAATGTTTAAATTAAAAAATCCTAACTTAAATCCTACGGGTCAGCATAGGCAAAGTCAGGATAGATTATAGTTTTGTTTCAATCTCTGACCAGATTGGTATGCAAATATATAAAAAATTAAATATCTAATGTATAACTTTTTAAAAATGGCTCTAATCTTTTTTCTGAAATATTAATGTAATCTAAACTCATTTCACTTCCTATGAAATTTCTTTTTGTTCTTATTGCTACTTCCGCCGTACTTCCTGTACCCATAAACGGATCGTAAACTAATCCACCAACAGGGCATCCAGCTAACATTGGCTTTTTTAGCAAATTATCATTATAACTTGCGTAATGTTCGCTTGTACTACCTTTTGTTGGAATATCCCAAAAATCTGAAACTGAACCTGGATTTTTACCTAATGGATTAAATGAAACTGCATTTGTTGCTAACATTTGGTTATTCATACTTTTAGTTCCATCTCTGTATTCGTGTCTATTTCCATCATTTCTTTTGTCGTTTGCGTGAATATGTTTATCTCTAATAGCATCTAAATCAAAAAAGTACTTTTCACTTTTAGACATTAAAAAAAAGTATTCGTGCTTTTTAGAAAATCTATCCGTAATACTTTCTGGCATACCATTTCGCTTTGCCCAAATAATATCATTTCTAACTATCCAACCTCTATCAATACAACCAATAGCAAATCTATGAGGAATAAGTAGTAAACATTTGTCCATTATTCCTTCAACACCATTACAATTTCCTCCTCTAACACCTTTTTTTGTATTACCTAACAAAGCATTAGGTTGTAATTTACCTATGCTTTTGCCACCCTTACGACTATATGTATCTCCAAGGTTTATCCAAGCAGTACCACTAGGTTTTAAAACTCTTTTAATTTCGTCCATCATTTCCCAAAGATGTTCTAAGTATAAATCAAATGTAGGTTCTAATCCCCATTGTCCTTCATATCCATAATCTCTAAGTTGCCAATAAGGTGGAGAAGTAATTACACAATCCAAAAAATTATCAGGCATTTTTCTTAAAGTATCTAAACAAGGTTCTTGATATATTTTATTTACTTCCATATTAAATTTATAAATAAGTCTTTGCAGTATTATTTAATCTACTTCCAACGATAATACATTCATCGTTCTGCTCCCACTCGTCTAAAATTCTATTAAGTTTTTTAGAACTAATAGCCATTCGGTTAATAAATGTTTGTCGCCCGAAGTACTCAAATCTAAACCATAACTCAATGATGGTTATTTTAAAACTACTGTAATCTTTTCTCCTATCCATTATCCCAGTCTTTAAAGTTATCTTTCCAATCCAAATCCTCAATCATTTCATCGGGGAATAATAAAATATAAACGATGAACACAATCAAAAGAAGTAAGTAAACAGCTATAAAGCTAAGTACTACGATGTTGTCTGCTATGTAGTCCATTAGTATAAGTTATTAAGTTGCTCAATCGGGTTTTGAAATATCTCGTCAAACACTTTAGTCGCTTGGTCCAGTTGAGGAAACTCTAATACTTCTGCATCTTGCACCTCCCAATCGTTTATAAGTGCTTGCATTAATTCCCTAGCTTGTCGAAGTTCATTGTTTAAACGCTCGTTTTCTTGTCTTAATGCGTTTAATTGTTGTGCTTGAAATTTGATTAAATCTTCCATTATTTTATCTCTTTTAGTTTGTTAAAAATATAAGTATTGTCGCCACACACCGCTTGGCAAAGTTCAACTATTTTCTTGTTAACCGCTTCTCGGTATTTGATGCGGTTTGTTAAATCTCTGATTTTGCTTTCTAAATCGCAAATCTCATTTTCCATTTGCTCCTCAATAGTCAACTCCAATTCTGTTTCCTCTTGGTTCGCTGGGTGCATTGAGTTTCCAACTCCTAGCACATCGTGGTCGTAGTTTCTCATTAGTATCTAAATATTATTTGAGTTAGAAACCATACTGCTGCGCCAAACGCAATTAAATACTGCCAATCGTTTTTTTGAAATGTTTTCATAATAAATGTTTTTAAAGTTTGATGAGGCAAATATAGAATCTAAATTGTAATAAAAAAATTTTTTTATATAAAAGTTTATTTGTAGATTTGCGAAATGAAAGTAGGTTAATGGCTTATAACGTTTTGCAGCTATGCGCTCGTTTTAATGGCGCATAGGTGCTGTTATACGCTGGGGCGGTTATTTAGTAGGAACTTAATTAGTAGCACAAACAAAAAAAACAAAAAATGAGCGAAGGGAAAATAGAATTATTTAATTGCGACAATATGGAACTTATGGCTAAATACCCTGATAAACATTTTGATTTAGCAATAGTTGACCCACCATACGGAATTGATATGGATGGCGGTAAAATAGGCATTGACGGAGCAGGAAAGGCAAAGCAATACACTAAATACGATTGGGATAAAAAAGCACCTGACAAGGCTTATTTTGATGAATTGCAAAGAGTATCTAAAAATCAAATTGTTTGGGGTGCAAATCACTTTATTGAAAGGATAAACAAAAATAGTAGTTGTTGGCTTGTATGGGATAAAAACAAAGTAGGCGGATATTTTGCTGATGCTGAACTTGCTTGGACTTCGTTTAATACTGCTGTAAGGACTTTTAAATGGACTTGGCACGGATTTATACAGCAAAATATGGGTAACAAGCAAGAACGAATACATCCAACTGAAAAGCCAATACAACTATACCAATGGATTTTACAAAACTACGCAAAGGAAGGTGATTTGATTTTAGATACTCATTTGGGAAGTGCTTCGATTGCGATTGCTTGCCACAGAGAAAAATTTAGCCTTGTTGGGTGCGAATTAATAGAAGAGTATTATTTAGCAGGATTAAAACGATTAGAAAATGAACAAATGCAAACTACATTATTTTAGAAGCGTGGGGAAATTTTTTGTTTTTTTTGAACACAAAATTGTCAAACGGAGACGGAATGTAGCCCTTGCGTATAACTAATGGCTACAACTGACAAACTAAGACCTATCACTCTAAAACAACAAAAAAGGATGAAAATATCCCACATTAATACAATACAAAATCCTAAGTTTATAATAGTTCGCCACTATGATAATTCTATTGTAACTTTGCCGAGTAATTTTAGAGTAGTTGAACAGGATGCGATAGGTTGCTGGCGTGTGCGAATCATCGAAATAATACCTAAAGAATATAAACAATCAAATAATTTAATATGGCAGGAAGACCAAAAAAAGGAATAGAGAAACGAGAACCGTATAACGGAAAACTAGAAAAGTATAAGATCGAAGTGATCGGAGGTACAAAAGAATGTAACCGATTAGCTTATGATTATTTAACTACAAAATACAATGAGAAAAAATAACGAGGGATTGGTGCTTTTAATAGTCATTCTATTAGTAGCGATAACTTATGGCGTTTTAGTTTGTTGGTAATTAAAATAAATTACTACATTTGCCTTTCATAATGTTTGATGTTTGATAATTAGAAAAGCCGCTATTAATCTAGCGGCTTTTTTATTTCAACCTCAATCGGCGGAATCCCTTTCCATTTGTTGACTGGCTTCTCAACTCGCACCCAATCTTTACCCTCTTTTATCCATTCGTACTGTGGAATCAAAGTAAAGGGAATTTGAGATAACCTTTATAATATCGATAAGCTAAATAAATTGCTAAAATTATAAGTAGCCATAACCACCAGAGTTGCAAAATAAATGTTCCCCAATTAAACTGCTCCTTGTAAACTATCTTTGTGCTTTCAACTTTATTAACTTCAATCTCGTTTGTAACTGAATCAACAACGATTTTAGCCACTATCTTTTCGCTTACTACTATTGTGTTGTCTTTTCTTTTTTTAGTGCTTAAACGAGCGTTTTTGTACTTGGTTACTTTGCCCTCGTTGTTGGTTATTTCGATTGGCTCGGTTGTATCTACTGCTTCAATTACGATTTCATCCGTTTGAACATCATAAACGAGTACCTTTTTATCAATAGAAGTGCTATCGGTTTTCACTACTGCAATAGTTGTAGCAATACTATCGGTTTTCTTTTCCTCTTTATTAATTGTTTTTGCTCCGCAGGAAACAATAAGAAATGCAAGTAGTAAATATTTCATTTTAAACGATTTTATAGTTAATGATGCGAATGTTTTTTAATTCGTAATTGCCATCGCTTCCAACTTTAACGTGAGCAAATCCGTGATTATAATTATTGTAAGGCGCATACTCGGGTTCAAGTCCGCAAAGGCATCCAGTCGACCACGTTGTAACTACTTCCCCGCTTAAAGTCTTTTCTGTGTGTTCGCTAGTGCGATGATGGTGTCCGACTAATGCGCTTTCTTTTGCTTTTAAAAATAACCCCCTCGCTGGATTAACTGGAGGCGCAAAACCGCCATACCATTCGTGTCCATGAAGTATTGGGAGTTTTCCCGCCATTGCTATTTGCTTATCTTTTACAAGCGTAACGCCAAACTCTCTAAATCGTAATATTTGCTCAAGTTTAAAATCGTCAATCCCTAATAGTTCGGGCGCTTTTAATTGTAAATAATGCTCCCATCTCGCTTCGTGGTTTCCTATCTTAAAATAAATCGGGCATTTAAACATACCTTGCACCAATTTTAAAAACTCCCTAGTCATTTCCAACTCCCCAGCTAGATCACGTAAACGTCTGTCTTTTGTAAACCTACTCGCTTGGTACATATCAATCGTATCGCCATTCAAATAAACAGCGTTTACTTTGTTTTCAAGTCCGTAATTCAAAGCTAGTGTAAGTGCGTGATTATCTTGATACGGTAAATGAATATCCGATAAAACTAATATGTTATTTTGTCCTTTTGGAATAATGAAAGGCTCTAATTTTGAGTAATCGCTTTCAGGAAGTTCGGAAATTTGTCGCATTGCTAATTTCTTCTCCTCTGCTGTTCTAACTCCCTCTAGCGTGATGGATTTATTTTTACTTTCATTTCTGTACTGTCTAACCATTCCCCTAACTCCCTCTAGCTTTTTAAAGTCTAAAGGATTTTCAAAAAATATCATTCGTGAGATAGCCATCGTTGTAGCTTTTGGAAATCTTTTCAAATAAGATAATATAATATCTTTTTTGTAGGTTGCTGCGTTTTGGTTTCCTTTTACGCCCATAATTTTTGTTGTTTAGTTTCAACAAATGTACCCTTTTATCTATGCAAAATACAATTTAGCTTCAATAGCACGTCTTTTAGTAAGTCCGTTTAATACTTTGCCACCCGCTTTATTCCAAATCATAAAGGAGTTTGTAATTGTCGGATCGCTAGGATTAGCATTTACTTTTTTCAATAATGAACTTTTAGCAAGTCCAGCAAGTCCGATGTTATAAGCTAAAGACACAATAGCGTTGAACTGGTTTTGATTGATATTTGCTTTAATCATTTTATCTACATCAACTGCAAACCTATCCGCTATTGTTCTAAACATCCATTTCGCTGTGGCTAAACTTATCGGAGCATCTTGCATTGTTACTTTTTTACCGCTAGGGTAAAAAGTCGCTCCGTAACCTATGGTCGCTACTTTTGCGCTGCATAAATAAGGAACTAAAGACAATCCCTCGAAGCCTTGTATCAATTTGTAACCATTATCATCGAGTTTCATTTGGCTAATTTTTTTTGTGCGTCAAAATCTTTTTTCAATTTATCATACAAACCTTTTAACTGCTCATAGTCCTTTTCCAAAGCTGTATATTTTGAAGATAAATCTCTATGTTTTTCTGTATCGTTAAGGTAAGAGATTTGCATTTCATTAAATTGCTTCTGCATCGTCTTATAATTGTCCTTTACTTCTGTAAGTTCAGTCATAACCTCGCTCATTCGTAATTTATAGTCATCTAGGAATTTATTATAAACTTCTTGCATCGCTGAAACCGCATCGGCATTACCTTTCTTTATATCAGTTTCGCCTTTTTTTATTTCCTGCGCTTTGGCTTGTTTACCTCCAAATACCCAAGCTATCGGAGTGCTTATTGCTCCTACTATCAACATCCAATTATTAACAATCCATTCCATAAACTACAAAAAATAAAAAAAAGTTATTACTATTCCGCAAAGTAAGAAAAATAAACCGACAATAAAGTCCTTATTGCTCTCAAACATTTCAAGTTCTCCAATTATGCGCCCTTTCTTTTGCCACGCTTCAAACAACCAAAGGCAAATACCGCCTAAAAATGCAGGTACAAATATCTTAAACGCTATTTCTGTTGATACATAAGTGTCGCTTATTGTGTCTTTTAGTAGCCAAAACATAAAGCACCCTGCAATTAAAGCGATCGGTGCGTGTAAATGCCAACGATTAACTAATATTCTATTCCAACTTTTAACATCGCTTAGGATTGATTTAATTAAGTCTTTCATATTAGGTGTTTAAAATTGTTTCTAGTAAATCTGTTTTCTCTGTTTCGCTCAATGTTTCAACTTGCTTTGTAAGTAAATCAATAACTATATCTTTAACATTTGCGCTCTCATTTACTGCTATTTCATAGTCAGTATCGATTAACTCGCCATCGTTCTGCAAATACGCTAAATATGCGTTATATTGCGTTGTTCCCTCTTGCATTATTACAAGGTTGTTATCAGCATCAAAGATTTGGTATTTTGAATTTTTATAGTACATAATTATTGATTTTTTACGTTCCCTATTGCGCCACCATCTAAATAACTTGCAACAGCAGCAGTAGCGTTATTTGAAATCCAAGTTAATAATTGAATAGTTCCAGTTGCATAATTAGGAATGTTAGTGCTTAATGTGTTTGTAGTTGATATACTTGCTCCAGTTGATACTGTTACCCTTTCAACTGTTACAATATAACTTGTAATTGTTTGCTCGATTGTAATGTAGTAGTTATATTGCGAATCGGTACAAGGATATGAACTTCCTAAATCTATTGTTGTAGCTGTTCCACTTGCGTCATTGTGAACAACGTGCATATTAGTTGAACTAGATAATTGACAAACTCCCACAATATCAGTTAGTGTTGATGGCTCTACGTTAGTTGGTGCACTAAATTGATTTCCTTTGCTTATTCCGCAAAAGAAACGCTGTCCTGACACGTTAGAATTAAATTGAATTTTACGAGTAAATACAACCTCTAAACCAGTTAATATCATACTATCGTGTCTTCTCATAAATGCTATTGTACCAGCTGTTGCAGTTGTATTAAAAGCCATTAACCCTCTTAATAAATTACCGTTCCCAGCAATAGTAAAAGTATTTCCCATTAACCTTTCAGAATAACCAAAACCAGCAGCTACTCCTGTTGAAATATTATTAGGAACAAACCAAAAATAATTATCTCTCATTATTGCTTTTTGAATCGAATCAAAAATTAATGTAGCTGTATTTTGTTTGCTGTTAAATGTTGTCCAATCCGCTGAACTTAAAGCACCCCTATTACTTGCGCTTGCTGTTGGTAAATTAAACGTGTGTGTTGCTGTGGTAGAGTTAATACCAAAATCAGTTCCTGTTGTTCCTACTGCTAAATTTTGTACTTGTGCTGTAAGTCCATTTAATGCAGTTAAACCAGTTGAAAAGGTTGTTATTATTTGACAAAGATGACTGTTTTCTGTGTGAAGTGTAATAGTTCTTCCACTATGTGTAACGTAAATTCTAACTGCTAGTCTATCAGTTGCTAATAATGTAGTTTGTGGTACTGCTAAAGCACTAACATACAAATCTATACTTGTGCCTCCTGTTATATTCTCAGGCGTTGCAGAGCTACTTGCAATTAAAGATAGAGTTGTACCATCCCATTTGTATAACTCAACGTAAAATGATGGCGAACCTCCACCACTTGAAGCACTAAAATAGGTTTCAAAATTCCAATTTCCTGCTGGTATCTCTAATTGATTTGGTACTCCAGCATCTGTAATAAATGATTGAATATAACCATTTGCATTTATTGTAAAATCTGTACCTGCACCTAGAATTGGTGTTCTATCCATTTCTTTAAATGCAACTCCTCCAAATGTGCCTTGTGAAACTGAACCATTTAGATAAAAAGATAATGATGAACCGCCACCGCTTGAAGTTGGAAAATTAGCTAAACTACCATCGCCACGAACGTATTGCGATACTGCTCCATCCCCTGTAACTGCTATATCTCCACTTGATGTAATAGGACTATTTGTTACCTTAAAAGCACTTGGCATAGTTAATCCGACTGAAGTAACTGTACCACCGCCAGTAATATCACTTAAAAAAGCCAAAGTTCCATCTGCATCTTGTAAAGTATATTTTCTACTATCTGTTAATTCAGTAGTTGAAACTCTAGCCATAATAGTACCGTTTTTTGAAAATACGGTTTGATTATCTTCATCTGCATTTGCATTAGAACCAAATAGGTTAACATTATTAAATAAGTTATCTTCTCCAGCTCCACTTCCTAAAGCGTTTACTCCACTACCAGTGTTGCCATTTGCTGCATTTGTACCGAAAGCGTTTATGTTATCTCCTTGATTATCTAAAGATGCGTTAACTCCAAAAGAATTAATGTTTGCTCCGACATTATTTGTAGCTGCATTATTTCCTAAAGCGTTAACACTTGGACCACCATTATTGGTTGCCGCATTAGTTCCAAAAGCATTTACATCGTTGTTTGAATTTCCTAATCCAGCTCCCGTGCCTTGAAAATTATTTCCATCTACTAAATCGTGATTATTGTCTAATACTTCTTGAAGTGTAGGAGTTGTACCAAAATTTTGCACCCAAACCGCTGCTCCAGTTGTTGGATCAGTACACTCGTAAAAATATGTGAAATTATCAGAATACCATTTACTGCCACTTATAAAACCTTTTGTAATATCATCATTTACCGATGGTAAACTTCGTGCATATTGTTTAAGACTAATATATCCACTTGTTGTTTCAGTTAAATATGCTTCTCCTGCTTCAAACTTCCACTCAAAACCAACCGCACACGTTAAAGCAATACCTTTGTTTCCACCAGTTCCAGCATCTACTATTCCTTGACTTAATTTTGAACCGTTTTCTAGTTCTATTGCATCAGCATCATTTATAAGTATGTTTTCGCCACCAGTTTCATTATCTTCTGTAAGAACTTGATTTAAGGTAGGTACTCCAACAATTCTATCAGTTGCCGTTCCTGTAACAGTTACTCCTGTAACTGTTTGAACTCCGCCACCGCCTCCGCCACCGCTCCCTGAATTGATAATTAAATCAGTAACTCTTTCAACCCAAACATCAATTAAGTAAGGAGGCATATTTTTACCAACACCAGTCTCGCTAGGAGCATCTGCACCAGTATTAGAAATACCTTTAATAGAAGTTTTCTTTGTCGTAGCTACATATACATTCCCACCACTAGGAGCGCCATAAGAAGCAGCACCACCCATTACATTTACCATATCGTGGTCGTGTCCTATCAAAACACTATTCGCACTACCACCAAGAGTTCCAATAACATCGTAAGGACTTGCACCTTTATTTAGTGAGAATTTACCTTGTTGGTTTTTAGTTCCGTTATTTCCATTTCTTAACGCCCAACCTATCATTGTGCTAGTACCTAAACCAGTACTATTAAAGTTATTTGTAAACTGTGTAGGTGTCATTGTAAACACTCCAACTTGACCAACTCTATAAACATAAACAGATTGAGATGGAGCATCTTGTAAATAAGGCGTGTAATTCTTAGCCATTAACAATTGAATAAGACCGTCTGCCCCACTAAAAGGAATTGGAGAAGTACCAACGTTCAAGTCAATTACTTGCATTAAACTTATTGCAATTGCTTGACTAGGTATGTTTGAACCGTTCTTACATTGAATTATAAACGTCTGTGATATTGAATCTATAACTACATCAAAGTCAGATACGTTTACTCGTGTTCTTGCATTGTTGTAAATATGCCAAAATATACCGCTTAGGTCTTTCTCTATTGTAAACATATTAATTTGAATTTACTGTTTCTGAAATTGTCAAAACTCGTCTGCTTATTTCAATATCGTTTCCTTTTGCTATTAATTCAAGTGCGCCATCAAATTGTAAAAACTCTGCATTACAAGGAATTTGAAAAGAAAAGTTTACATACTCTAATCCATCAACTGCCTTTTGTAAAAACTTACAATCGCCATAATATGTCGTTCCATTAATGTTTAATTCAGCTTCAATATGTGGAGTTGTTCCAGTAGGTACTTTTGCTAAAAAGTTAGCATTAACTGTAAAGAAACTATTTAATCTAGTAGGCTTAAATCCTACTCCCTCAACTAATATCTCACTTCCACAATTGCTTTCAAATGTACCCTCAAATAAACTAAAATTAATTGCAGTATCTTCAAATAATAATTGTGTATTATCAAAGTCATAAATCCTAGACCATTTGTTTATTAAGAATTGTGGATCTGTATAAAGGCTTGGTGCTAATTGATTTTGATTATTAGCTTCTACTTTGAAAGCATCTAAATAAACAATACAATCAACGGTATCACTTTGAAAGTAAAATGAAATAGAAGCATTATCTCCATTTAATGCTGTAAATGATTGATAAAATAAATTCCAAGAATCGTCAACAAATCCATTATCTGAATCCATTAATACATTAATTGTTCTATCAGCCGTTAAAGCTCCATCAATAAAAACATTTACAACCATATTTACAATAGCATCTGGATCTGATTTCCAAGCTCTAAATTGTATATTATGAACTCCATCACTTTGAATTATGAAGTCAAAACTATCATTTGCGTTAAAATTACAGCTAGAAGTAGTTAAAGCACGTATTTTCATTGCTTTACTACCTACTAAAGTCTTTTCATCTGAATTGGTAACAGTTGCATTCCCTACACCACTTGTAAAATCGTAGGTAATTGCATTGTTAAAAGTCATATACGGATTAACAATGTTATCCGCAAAAACTGCTTGTTGCTGACCTATTAAAATTGCTTCTATTGCCATAATTTATTTTTTTAATTTGCTACTTTATATGAACCCTCAAAATGTAAAGATACAATTCCTTGAGTTATACCTCCTTGTATTTTAATTCCTTGAGTCCTATCAAATAGAATTATTACATTTGGTACAACATTTGAAGAACCATCACTAATTATTATAGACCTACTGCTTAGATTATTTAAAGGCTTATACAATTCAGTAGCAAAAG